AATACCACAATTGAAATCTCGTCTGCCATAGATGATTCTGAAATCTATGGGGACACTCAAATGATTCCGACTGAATTTCCTATTTTGAATATTGCATTGGCGGGGGATTTGAAGGGCGGACTCATGGCAGGCGTCACGATGATTGCCGGTCCTTCAAAGCATTTCAAATCCATGTTGGCATTATTGTTGGTTCGGGCGTTTCTGAAAGAGAACCCAGAGGGGGCCATACTATTCTATGATTCGGAGTTTGGCACTCCGAAGAATTATTTCTCCTCATTGGGGATTGACACTTCACGGATTCTTCACACTCCAATCGTGGATGTGGAACAGTTAAAGCATGATGTGATGGTGCAATTAAAAGACTTCAAGCGTGGAGATAAGGTTCTTGTCATCATCGATTCATTGGGTCAGTTGGCTTCAGTGAAAGAGGTTGATGATACGTTGGAAGGAAAAACTGTTGCGGATATGTCACGGGCTAAGTCGATCAAGTCTCTCTTTCGGATGATAAACCCCCATCTCCGTATTAAAGATATCCCCATGGTGGTGGTGAATCATACATACAAAGAAATTGGGATGTACCCAAAAGATGTTGTCGGAGGGGGCACAGGTGGGTATTATGCCGCCGATACCATTTGGATTGTTGGACGGCAGCAGGAGAAGGTGGATGGAAATGTGGCCGGTTTCAATTTTACTCTGAATAGTGAGAAGTCCCGATATGTCAAAGAGAAATCAAAATTCAATATCACTGTACTGTATGAGGGTGGGATTGAAATGTATTCTGGGTTGCTTGATATCGCATTGGAGGGTGGGTTTGTCACAAAACCGGCTCCTGGTTGGTATATGAAGAAGGGGGCCACTACGCGAGTGAGGGAAGCGGATACTAAGACCTCAGAATTTTGGAAGGATATCCTATCGAAGGAGGAGTTTAATGAATTTGTTAAGAAGCGTTATCAAGTGGCTTACGGAGAAATGGTCAAGGAAGAAGACGATTGATCGAGTACTCCAAGAGGGTGTTGACTACCAGTTAATTGATGTCATGGTTGGAACTGAGCCAGCCGTCGCAGTACGATTAATTGACACCAAGTATTCTGGTGTGGTATACTACTACGATCTGGTTAAAATTTCAACGGTGGATGACAAAGCCATTCTTTCGTTTAACTATATGGTGTATGACCATCCGCCTGAAATTGATCCTGGTATACACCTGACAACTAATGAATTCAAGACCTACATCGGAAATATCCTAGTTTCAATAATGATGTCGGATAAAGGGGAATATGCAACGATTAGAAACCACGATTCTAAAGAATCTGATTTATAACGAATCCTACATGAGGAAAGTTGCCCCATTCTTGCGAAGTGAATACTTTAAGGAGAAGAATGAGCAATTGGTGTTCACGTACATTGCCAGTTTCATTGATCGATACAAAAATCCACCAACCCATGAAGCCTTAGTGATTGAATTGACTGAGGCTCATGTGTTGAAGGAGGATGATGTACGAGATGCGATAGATTTACTAAAAGCGATTCATTCGAGTAGAACCGAACCAACTGACATTGGATGGTTACTCGATCAGACAGAAAAGTTTTGTAAAGATTCGGCTTTATACAATGCCGCGCTCGAAGCCGTGTCTATTATGGATGATACTAACAAAGATAAGAACAAGAAGACTAAGGATTCTATTCCAGATTTGTTCGTTAAGGCGTTGAGCGTATCATTTGATCCTCATGTCGGCCATGATTATTTCCTTCAGTCGGATCAGCGATATGATTTTTATCACCAGACAGAAAAGAAGATCCCGTTCGATATTGACTATTTGAATAAGATCACGAACGGAGGATTCTCGGTTAAGACGTTGAATATTTTCTTGGCTGGAACTGGTGTTGGAAAAACCTTGTTGATGTGTCATTTGGCCGCAAGCGCATTATCTCAAGGTAAAAATGTTCTCTACATCACTCTTGAAATGGCAGAAGAACGAATCGCGGAAAGAATCGATGCGAACTTATTAAATACCCCGATCAGTGATTTACAGGACATTACCAAGGCAGAATACGACAAACGGATTGGTCATTTACGATTGAAGACCCATGGGAAATTGATAATCAAGGAATATCCAACTGCTTCAGCCTCAGTATTGCATTTCCGAGCCTTGTTGAATGAGTTGATGTTGAAGAAGTCATTTAAGCCGGACATTATTTTTGTGGACTATCTTAATATCTGTGCATCATCACGAATGAAGCCGGGGGGTAGCGTTAACTCATATACTTTCGTGAAATCGATTGCTGAAGAATTGCGTGGATTAGGAGTTGAACAGGTAGTCCCAGTGGTGTCGGCTACTCAAACGACCCGCGCTGGGTATGATAATAGCGATATTGATTTAACAGATACCTCTGAATCGTTTGGTCTCCCGGCAACCGCTGATTTCTTTGCTGCGATTATTAGTACGGAAGAACTCGAAAAGTTGAATCAATACATGATTAAGCAGTTGAAGAACCGGTATCAAGATATGTCCAAACATAAGAGATTTGTGGTGGGTGTCGAGAAATCGAAGATGCGATTGTATAATGTTTCTCAGGCGGCACAGGCAAACATTCAAGATGCTGGTCAAGTTCCCGATGATGAAGAGAAGAAGAATATGAAGAAGCCATTTGAATTGGCGAGGAAGTTTAAGTTTTAGGAGGGCACATGAAAGACTATATCTATGTACTTGATGACGTTCTCCCTATCACACTATGTAAAGCCTTGATTGAAAAATTTGAACGGAACGAGGAGCACGAACAAGAAAAGACTGTTGCCCCCAATCGACACTTCACTGAAATTAACATCAGTAAGCATTCTCACTGGCAAGATCAGCATGATATCATGGTCAATGTGGTGAAAGGATTGACAAAGGTTTATATGGATCGATTCTGTATCCTCACCGAATCGCAGTGGCCAAAGTCATTTGGATATGAGCAATTTAGAATGAAGCGATACTTTCCGAATGGAAGAGATGAATTTTCATTTCATACCGATGTGGGGAGTTATGCTTCTTCGCGTCGGTTCTTATCGTTTTTGTTTTACCTCAACACGGTTGAGGATGGAGGTAAGACTAGATTTGGATACGTTCCTGGTGGGGAACCTGACTTGACCGTGGACGCAAAAGAAGGTCGAGTTTTGATGTTTCCTCCTCTGTGGACTCACCCTCATTGGGGGGAGAAGCCCGTGAGTGGACCTAAATATATTATGTCCGCATATCTTCATTATCTCTAACGTGAGGTGGTTATGACGAAACGTGATATGGTAATCGGTGCTGTAACAGGATATGAGTTCGATCAAATTGCTCCGTGGGTGAATTCTTTGGATCGTTCTGGATTTGATGGATTCAAGGTTCTTCTTGCCTATAACATGGATGCAGAAACTTCGAGGAAGTTGCAAGAGAGAGGATATGTAGTTGTCGGTTTTCAGCAGGACCCCGCCAAAAATTTCATTTACCCCAATCCAAAATTTTCAATTGTAGTCGAACGTTTCTTTCATTACTATGCGTTCCTTAACGCAATGACGGAACGGAATGATGTTCGGTATGTTCTTGCAACGGACGTGAAGGATGTTATCTTCCAGAGAAATCCTAGTGAATCGATGGGTGAGTATTTTCTTCATGGGAGTACGTTATTGGCGTCATCAGAAGAATTGACCTATGAGCAAGAGCCGTGGGGAAGAAATAATCTACGAACGGCATTTGGGGAAGTCTTCTATGAATACAATAAATCACACACCATTTATAACGCGGGGGTTATTGCGGGGGAACGTGAAGCATTCGTTGGTCTCTGTAAAACCATCTCTTTGATTTGTATGAAAGCCATGCAACATGTTCCTGGGGGTGGGGGGCCGGATCAAGCCGCATATAATTTGATAATGTCAACAGATGTCTATAAAAGGGCTACGCGGATTGCTAACCATTCAGATGATTGGGCGGCACAATTGGGAACTACTATGGACCCATCGAAGATGGGCGAGTTCCGTGTTCATTTGGCTGCTTCACGTATTCCTGGATATGATGCGGAACGTGAACTTGTTGTTAATCCAACGGGTGAACCATATACTCTTGTTCATCAGTGGGACCGAGTACCTGAAGTACGATCTATGGTAGAAAGGAAGTACCGATAATGCCAGCACTGATTGATCCCCCATCTTCTCAACAGACATCTCAGCCCACTCAAATTTCACGAAAGAGAAACATCCTCTATGTGGTTCACCGGTATGCTCCATTCCCTGGTGGATCAGAGAATTATGTAAAAGATATGGCGGAAGAAACTCTTCGTCGGGGGCATTTTGTTGCAGTTCTTGCTGGAGAGCACGAGGGGGATTTGAATGGAGTACACGTTACTTCCAATCCCCATATATTGATGGAACATTGGGATTTGATTGTGGTTCATGGGGGGGATGTTGCGGCACAGAACTTTGTATTGGAACGGGCGGATAAACTTGGTGGGCCGGTTATGTATTTACTTATTCTTCCATCGAATAGTCCTGTTTGCGTGTCGGCCCTACACAAAGCAAAATATCTAGGATGTTCAACGATTGCGGATTGGAGACATGTAAAGGCGTATAATGCAGTTGATCG